ACTGCACCATCCCCATGGAATCGGAACCTTTCTCGCTGCGCACATTGGGAGTCTGCATGTTGGTAATAGACTGGCCAATGTTTGGGGCGCGGGTGGTGGTTGTAGTGGTCACTGGTAATTGCGCACGTCTTGATTGATTGGGAGGTCTGTTACGTCGGCGTTGGGGCGGAATACCAACGCGCTTGCCCACGTAATAACGTCCTTGAGCTGCTCGGCGAGCACGACTACGACCGAGCGCCTGCACACCATTGCGGCCCACATTCTTAGCAATTGAGAATAGGGCATTTTGCATCTGCTTCTGAGAAATCATAAGATCTTTAAATGGCTGATTAATTAAGTACGCCCACCAAAGATAGCCATCAGCTTCCGGAAAAAAAATAAACCGGTCACTAGTGGCCGATAAGCCGACGACACAACCAACCTTCTTTTAAAAGGTTGTATGCGCCGCCGGTAAAGCTTACATTTCTCTAAGAGCTCGAACTACGCCCCCCGGCAGTAGTCGAGTGACATCAACTGATTCAAATTCGTCATATAACTGAGAAAGAAAATCAGGTGTCAAGCATCGTAAATAACTATTCGCTCTGGCGTCGAGCAGCAAGGCAGGGTCCTTCTGAGCTTGAATTGTGAAGTACTGACGGGCATTAACTACAAACTCAGGAAAAGCTGGATGGTAATACACGAGCATAGCAGCAGCAACTAATTTCGCAAGATGGTCAATAGGGGTATTACCTTTCTTATAAAATCCAATCGACGACCGAAGCTTGTCAACGCGACCGTAATATCTAACTACATTCTTAACTCGCGTTGGAAAAGTCCCGACGAACGTTAACTCTTCTATCTTTTGATCTTCCCATGTAGAAAACTCAAGAAAAATGCCCAATTGCCGATAACTATCCGACAATAAGTCGGGAGTGAACAACTGGGTTCTATCGCTCCACACTAGATCATCTCCACAACAATAAAAAATTACATCACGATAAAAGGTCTCTATGGTCAAATTGTGACGATATGCATGATAAGCCATGGCAACTATGTTACCTAGGGAATTATCAAGAGTCGTCAGAAGATGACCACTAGCTTGCCCTACTAAAGGGAAGGCAACGCCACCAACGTTCGTTACGCCGTTATAGATTTTACGATAGTACAACTCCATCCGTTTTCTCACATCATGGGGCACGTCGCGGGATCGCCATCGGCAAATAATCTCGGCGAGGATAAGGGGAAAATTGGCATCCCAACTAGCAGCGTCAGCATCGTGTAGAGAACCACCGTGACGATCAAGGCGCATATACATGCGACTTAAGTCGAAACCAGGGGTGCAATAATTGACAAAAATGGGGGTGCTGAACAAATTGCGTGAGCACATGAGGTAATCGTTTTGTTTAGAAAACAATTGAAGAGCCTCAAGATAGTCATGCAAGGACTGCATACGGAAAAGACGTGCGTCTGCTCCTACTTTCCTAAGTTCGTCCTTCAAGGTAGCGTTAATAACGCAAGGTTGAGACTCAATAAATTCTCGTGAGAATTTAGAAAGCGCTTGACCTTTTGTTCCAGCTCCCATAAAGGAATATGGATAACCACTAGATTTGGCAAAGTGGTCAGGGTTTTTGGCAATCTCGACAGCTTCATCATAAGTGATGGTTTCGGAATGTGATATAAGGCAGGGGAAAAATTTGTCGAGTACTGCGAGGGCATACGGAAAGAAGGCAGTTTCAATGCTCGATTGTGGATGGTCATACTTACAAACACCATTCTCCAGGGAAAGCGCATCTAGAGGAGCCGGAGAAAAGCCCCCTATAGGCGCTGAGGAGGTGAATTTAGTTTGAGGAATCGGAAGCATTCCGAGAATGCTTCTTTGTGGATCGATGGGTTCGCTTGACGGAAATGCTTTGGCCCGGATGCTTAGCGACTGGGAGTACAGAGGACTCAGCTGGTTTACTTGTGGTCGGTACGGGCTCAGGTGCTTTACCTCCCTCCTTCTTCCGAAAAAACTGCAGGAG